TAGAGTAACTTCTGCGTCCTACGCCCAAATAGAACCACTACAGGTCTCCTACATAGGAGACCTCGACCTTGATGATCTACCTAGTGGGGAGATCTTAAATTATTTATACTCATGGTTCTGGGGTGCCCTTGACAAGTTTGTTGATTTGTGGTATATAATTATATTTATATATAATACGGTACACTCGGTAAAAACCCTTTCAGGGTTTTTACCTCGTATACCTAGTATTAAGTAATAGTTAATTACATATATGTATTATAATATTACTGTACTGTATATACACTACTTATCCATAGTTGTCAAGCAACCCTTTAGAGGTTGCGCACAGAGAACTAAATAGTATATAATAAATACAGAGATATATTTTTACGTAAATACCTCACCTCTTCACAAACAAATGGATCTAGTATATTTACGAAGACAGTAATATGTTAACAGTAAAATTTAGTTAGGCGGTAATTAAAAAGTAAATTATGGGTATACATAAGAATCATCGTAAGCCACGTATAGATTCAATAGTTAAACATAATCAGGAATTACCAGCACCACCTCCTGGATGGTGCTTTCCTAGAGAGTGGAATTTAGATAAGCGTAAGGTAGATGCAATTACAGTAGAGCTTAAGGGTAGACAGGGTATGCATGGTATGTTCGCTCATGTACCCATGTTATGTCAAGGAGAACAATGTCCATTTGCTCTTATATGTGGTTCATGGCAGGCACAGGAGGTACGCATAGGCGATAGGTGTGTACCTGAGATAGGATTAGTTATGACCCACACAGAAAGATATTTACGTGAATTTAGTATCGATCCCAATAAGGACGATCACTTTGCCGACTTCACACTAGTGAAGGAGTTAGTGGCTCTAGAGGTAATGATAGAGCGCTGCGAGAAACGCTTGTCTCTAGAACAAGAGGTAGTAGATGTACCAGTATTATCTACCCGCAATAGTGAAGTCTACACGAAGAAGGAAATTAATGCTTCTCTAGAGATTAGAGATAAACATATGCGGCGTAGACATGAAATCCTTAGGCTATTACAAGCTACGAGAGCTGATAAGAAACAGTTATCGGGTAATACAGGTGCTGAAGTAGCTGATCGATTACTTACCCTAGATGCTGAGGTTAGTGATCCCAATGCGACACAAGGAGATAACTAAAGATGCCAAATTTCTTAGGTAGTATTTGGAATAATATGACGAAGTATGCCCCTTCGGCTTATGCTGCCATAAAGCAAGGCGCAGGGATGTATGGTGCAGGTTTTGGTGGTATGAGAAGCGGATATAATGCCGCTAGTCAAGTTACACTTGCTAGCAATATAGGAGCTATGGTAACCAATCCTGGTTTCTTTGGTAGGCTCGGAGGTGCAGCTAGAGGCTTAGGTGGTGGCGTAGGTGGAGCTTGGAGTGGTATGGGAACCGCAGGTCGTGTAGCAGGTGTAGGTATGGGTCTTGCAGGCGGTTTTGTAGGGACTAACCTTATTGCTAGAGGTCTAGGTGCTACGGTTGGTACTCTTGGAGATTTGGGTTCTGTTGCTTTAGGTAATCCTGCAGAGAATTACCAAAGAGGTTACAGTAGAGGACCAGTAGGACTATAAAACATGTCAACCTTGCTAGGTTCATTATTACGCGGCGCATGGAATGCAACCAAGTTCGGTGCTAATGTTGCTTGGGGTACGACCAAGTTTGCAACTAAAACAGGCGCAGGTGTCGTTGGTGCCGTATTCAACAGGGAAACCTTGTCTACAGGAATGGGATTAGCGCAAGGCGCCTTTAGTATAGGTAAACTTGCTCACAAGTATCAAGCACCAATAGGTCTGGGTATAGCAGCAGGAGCGGTAGTGTATGGTGCTATGACCTATCCTTCCCCTCAGGCTCAGCAGTATGCTGAGGTGGGCAGCGCGTCGCAACGATTTAAGGCAAGCGCGAGTGGGGATATCGTCTTTGGTCTCAATCGTGTACAACCTCCTAGTATTAGTCTATCAGAAGCAGCTTACTTATTAATTTAAAATTACCTTAAAAGGATCTGTTAAATGCCCCCACTATCTAGTGTAGCTAAACTTTTCAATAAACGTTCAATAATTACGTATGGTTTGCTTGCCGCAGGCGGCGCGGCTGATTATAATCAGCGTAAAAAGGAGGGCGAAAAGCCCTCCACCGCATTAGTTAAGACAGCAGCCAATCAATTCTTGTGGTACCTATATCCAGGACCTATGATGGCTCTCACTGCCGCTCCATTTATAGCAGCAGGCGGTGCAGCTTTAGAAGCTAGAAAGCAGGAATCTGCTCGAACTATGATGGGCAGCGCGCAAACCTTTGGACCCAGAGACGTTCTAGATAATGCCTATCTAGCCACTAATAGATCTAGAGCCATGGCAGCCATCAATCAATCTAAATTAAATGCCCGCAACATTATTGGACAGGAAGCTGGCCTTATGTCAGCCAGATATTCTGGTGCTGGCAGTATTATGGGCGCGGGTTATAATTCTTTCTACCGAGCATCCTATTAAGTTCATATGATAGATATTAATCGATTAACTCCCGAACAACGTGGTAAATACATCGAAGTACTTAAAAGTTTTACTAGGTTTGTTAAAGAATACTTCGACAGAGAACTACGCTCTTGGCAACAAGAAGTATTTGACTCAGGAGCTAAACGGTTTGCTCTACGCGTAAGTAGACGCGGTGGCAAGACAGAGCTAGCCTGTATGCTTATACTATGGCTAGCTTTTACCAACGGTAAAACTCTTGAACCCACACGCAAGAAACCATATAAAGTTCTTATAATGGCTCCTCTTGAAACCCACCTCAATGACATTTATAAGACCATGATAGATCTGATGAATGCATCTAAGGACTTTCAAGAGAGTATCAATAGGCCTACTAAGTCTGCAAATATTATTATATTTAAAAATGGTGCAAGAATCCAATTTTTAACAGCAGGTACTAAATCAGGTATGGCCGCTATGGGTATCCGTGGTAAAGAAGGAGATATGATCTGGATAGACGAGGCCGACTATTGTACCAATGATGATATGTCATCGGCGTTAGCTATATTATCCCAATCTGATGATATACGTTGTATCATTACATCTACTCCTTCTGGTAAGAGAGGTACTTACTATGAGATATGTAACGATCCTGAACCGAGAGGTTTTGCTTCGTTTCACTATAATAGTTGGCAAGCCATCCCAGGTTACACCGAAGAACGCGATAAGCAGATGCGTGCTCTTCTTGGACCTGTTAAGTACGAACACGAACAACTAGCCGAATTTGGTTCAGAATCTTTTTCTGTATTTAAGAAAGAAAAGGTAGACGAAGCAAAGAAGCGCGATCCTCAGTGGTATACGCATTCATCTAAACAACATCCCACCTACGGATACCTAATGACTAGGTTACATCAAAAACAACATCCAATAGTAATAGGAGTTGACTGGGATAAATATCATGCAGCTACACAGATAGTGGTTACTCAATTTGAACAATACGGAGATAAAGACTATTACATTCGTGTACTGGCAAGACATGAAATACCAATAGGCGAATACACACTACACAACGCAACTAGAAAGATAGTAGAATTAAATGAATACTATAAGCCAGATTACATATATTGCGATAGGGGTTACGGCGAAAGCCAAATTGAAAACCTTAAGGTAGTTGGTTTAGAGAATCCTGAAACTAAACTACATGAAAAGGTTATAGGTATTCATTTCTCACAAACAGTAGATACTATGGATCCCCATACAAAGATGAAAACTACAAATCCCATCAAACCTCTTATGGTTAATAGATTAACTCAGATGTTTGATGAAGATGTGATTATCTTAAATCCCAACGATCATTTCTTTTCTTTAGAATTAAATGAGTATCAAGTTAAGCGCATAAGTCAAGCTGGTCATCCCATATATACATCCAAGAACGAGCATGCCATAGATGCTCTTATGTTAGCTGTGTATGGTATTACGGAACATTTCTTAAACATGGGTAAGGTAGAAACCTATACTGAGATGATACCTATACCCAACATATTAAAGAAGATACCAGAGACCTCTAAATCTTTCATGCAAAAACGCAATATGGATTACGAAGCACCTCCACCAGGCTATATACCTTCTAATCAATATGGACTACGTGGTGGTAATTTTGATAGTTTTCAACCAAGAACATCTAGGTTTGGTGGATCAGGTTTTGGAAAAAGATCTTTTACAAGGTAGTGTATAGTGAATACTTTTGATAGTAATGATGAAGAACTATTAGGTTTTGCTCCTAGTGTCGCTTTTGAGCCTCCACCTGCTATCCGTGATGGAGAAATACTAGGAGACAGAAGTATTGCCCCTACAACAACAGAGATTACTCTACCTTCAGTCCAGGACCTTATCTATCTTAAGGATGCTGTTAAGGACACAGCAGATATCTTAGATGAACATCTGGTTGCTATCGAAGCCTCCCTAAGTCGTTTCTCAGTAAGGATAAGTAATTTAGACTTGCCTCAAGACGAATTAGATCAATTACAAGGCATTACCGAACTAACAGTACAAGATCTTAAAAACAACTACCTAACTAGGAATCAATTACAATCTTATGCTGTGGTGAATGCTTTTCAAAAAGGCGCTGCTGATATGTTGGGTAATATCGATGCTGAGATATACGCAGATCTATTTGGCATACGCAACATAGAGTTATATGTCTACGCTAATGCAGTTGGAGGAGTCATTGCTTTATTACAAGATGATTTATTAAGTAATAGTCAAGACCTAGATAGGTTTCATAGTAAGGTATTACCTCCAGGTATAGCTGACTATGTAAGTGTTATGCGTGGAGGCATGGATATATTAACAGTAGCCATATCAAAATACATATCACTACGTAAGAAAGCTGTTGTTAGAACACAAGTATCAAATATGGCCTCTCCCATATTACAATCTGTTAAGAATAGTCCTAAATCTATTTCTAGTTTTACACAAGGCATAGATCAACTACTTGGTGTGCTTAATCTAGCAAATGATATAAGACGTTCTAGTGAACCTATAGGAGATAGCAATATTCATAAAGTAGTTAATACGGTTGGTAATCTAGAGATGGATCCTAAGATGGCACTAGGAATATCTTTCTTAGGCGATAAACTTAAGAAGCCCGCAGCAGGTTTCCTCAACGAACTTTTAAGTTTATCAAAACCCAATCAAGACTTATATATGATGGCATCGCAAGTTACAGATTCAACTAAATTAGTGCATCAATTCCAATTAGAAAAGATGATAAATGTATTTAGATTATTTGCTCTAAAAAATCACTTATTTGACAAACGCTATGATTTCCTGCAAGATAAGGATAGTAAGAGATTAATGTATAAAGTTTTAGATTCCATTGGAACTAAACTTAAAGGATTAAAAAATAAAGACTTTGATATGCAGAATACAGTTAAAGATATTCTTACTTCTTTTGGTAGTAAGCTACACGGTGAGCAGAAAAGAGCTTTTGAATTACCTTAGTTTAGGAGAATAAGAGGATACGTTGCATGAGCATACCTTCCCCATCATCCCCTAGTGGATTGCCATTACTAAACACAATACATGATGCTAATAAGTTTTATAGCGATCTAAAAACACAAATCAATAATTGTATCTACGGTCAAAATAATGCTATCGATGTAGTTCTTCAAACCTTCAAGAGATATTTAGTTGGACTTAACGAACCTAGCAAACCTATAGGTTCCTTTTTATTCGCTGGCCCAACTGGATCAGGCAAGTGCGTGTCTGAAAATACAATATTATTCACACAATATGGTTTAGTACCAATTGGTAGTTTAGTCTCTAATCTAAGGGTTAATCAGGAACAATCCTTAGAATTAGAATTATACACTTCAGAAGGTCCAAAAAAAACATCACGAATTTATAATAATGGAATTAAACAAACCAAGAAAATAAGAACGCGCTTCGGTTATGAGATTGAGGCACCCTTTAATCACCCTATACTTATCATAGATCGAGATCTATTTTTTAAATATGTAAGAATCGATCAGTTAAATTTAGGAGATCGCCTTCCTATCCAACGCGGACAGCAATACTGGGGAACTACCATTAAATTACCTACTTATGTTTTTGAGAATAAAAACACACAAGTTAATATGCTAACGAAGGAATTATATGCTCAAACTATTATTCCAACTACTATATCTAGATCATTATCAAGACTATTGGGTTACTATATTAGCGAAGGTAATATAGACACAAAAGGAATAACTATTACAAACGCAGATCACCACGTAATACAAGACATTGTTAATATATTACTGGAAGTATTTAATTATAAGCTTAAAGTATATAGTTATAAGCCATCAGTATGTAGTCTTCGAATAAATAATAAAAAGATTAATGATTTTTTTAAATCGATTGGTGTATTTAGAGGTTTGTCAAAGGACAAATTTATACCAGAATGTATTCTTAAGGCCCCTAAGGAATATGTTGTTGAGTTTTTACGCGGTTACTTTGAGGGTGACGGAACAGTTGAGGGCACTAGTGTGACATGTACTAGTGCATCTAAGAAACTAATACAGCAACTACAAACAGTTATGTTGAATTTTGGTATTATTAGTAGAGTTAAAAGGGTTTACAAAGCTGCAACCAATGGTACTAAGATAAAAAGACCATACCATACATTATATATTATGGGTGAGAATGTAGAAATCTACGCTAAAGAAATAGGCTTTCTTTCAAAAGAAAAAAATAATAGATTAGAAAACATCTTAAACAAAGCTAGAAATACTAACGTAGACACTATACCCTATCTTCACGAACATATGCGTGTGATATATAAAAACAATCAACAACAAATACCTTTTCAAAATTCCATCTTAGGTAAGCCTACTATTAAAGCAATTGAGCTATATTCTTGGAAAGGAAGAGAACAGCAAGGCGTAACATACAATAAATTAAGTCAGATTTTAGATCTTAGAGCCGAGCCCGTATCTAAACTAATGGATATTGCAAAATTAGAAGATATTTATAAAAAACACTATTTTTACGATACTATAGAATCCATCGAGGATTCAGAATGTCAAACATATGACTTAACAGTTCCTGGTCCGCATAATTTTTGTGGCAATGGATTTATTAATCATAATACAATGACTACGAAAGTATTGGCGGAACAGGCATTTGGTAAGGAAGGACTTATTAAAATAGATTGCTCTGAATACGCACAGGAATTTATGGCCACCCGATTAATTGGTGCTCCTCCTGGTTATATCGGACATGAAAATGGTTCGGTACTTATACGCATGATGCAGCAACGTAAGGATAAAGGTACCATAATTCTATTTGACGAAATAGAAAAAGCACACCCTACATTCTTTGATTTGTTCTTGCAGATATTGGATGAGGCCATCCTTACAGACGGCTCAGGTGTGCAAGCTGATTTTTCTAAAACTATTATTATCATGACATCAAATATAGGTTCTAAGAACTACACAAATACTCAATCTATGGGATTTAGATCTAGCAGTAAGGTATCTGATATAGAGAAAACAGTTAGTAAAGCAATTAAAGATCTTCTTAGGCCAGAACTAATAAACAGATTAACATCTATACTGTATTTCAAACCACTATCAGAGATTGAGATCAAACTTATACTTGGTAAATATTTTAAAGAACTAAATAAAAGATTACAACGACTAGAAATAAAACTAGAACCTAGTGATGAGCTTATGGATTATCTCGTAAGCATAGGATATAGTCCTGAATATAATGCAAGAGAGCTATATAGGACATTTACTAAATATATTATTAATCCAATCTCAGATATTATTCTTAGTGGAGAACTTAAAAGCGATAGTTTAGTTATGTTAAGATTATCTAGTCAAACCCTGGGATCTTCTCCTAGATTGCTATTAAAACGAATAGGTTCATACCCATTACTAGAAGATGGGGAAGAAGAAGGGTAAAATAGTAGATATGTTACCTAAAATTAAAAACACAAGTAATATTTTGGGATCTATTTTAAAAGCCAATTCCCAAGACAAAATCATAGCAGAACAGACATACGCTAATCCTACTACTTTTTTGGGAGGAGTAGAACCAACTTTCTTTTTAACAGCAAAAGGTCTTGGAGCAGGTAAGGGAACTCGCACAATAATAGATCGCCCATTTTTAGATATGCGCCAAATAATGATATCGTATTATAACGATAGTTACGTACGCCAATCAGTTGCAAAATTTGTTAATCTCATTTTTAAAGCTGGTTGGAATCTTAAGGGCAAAGATATAAGAGCGGTTGAATACTTAAGAATAAGACTAACTATGTTAGCAGATGCTACACATGAGCCCACGGACATCTTTCTACATCGTATTGCTAAGGATTTAGTTTTATATGGTAATGTATTTATAATTAAACAAAGAGCACAGTACCATAACTTACCTAAACGTATAGTTATTAATCCTGTGGGTGATGAGAGGTTTCCTGTAGCTGGTTACTTTATAGCTCATCCTGCAACGGTTTCACCTGTTAAAGATGAGCGTGGTAAAATTATATCATACATACAGAGTAGACATGGATATCAATTTGGTAGGGTGTTTGGATCAACTAAAGATAACGTAGTACACTTTGATCCTAAGGATGTAATTCATATAAAGGCAGATCCCGAAGACGGATTTACTTGGGGCAATAGTCATCTAATTCCTGTTATGGAAGATATTAAGCTTCTTCGCGAAGTGGAAGAGAATGTTGCCAGATTAGTATATCGTTATACTTATCCGTTTACGCAAATTAAGGTAGGCTTACCACAAGAGGGCTTGTATGCTTCTGAAGAAGAAGTGATTGACATGCAGAATAGATTAAATGCAGCACCATCGGATGCTACATGGGTAACAAACGAACGTGCAGACATTAAGGTAGTTGGGGTCCAGGGTGAAGCCCTGGATGTAGAACCTTACATGAAGTACTTTAGGGAACGGGTCTTCTCAGGATTAGGTGTCTCAGGCATTCAGATGGGCCTAGGAGAAACAGTTAATAGAAGTACGTCAGATACACTAACTACAGAGATGCATGACCAGGTAAAGGCATATCAGAAGATTGTAGAGATATACATCTCTCACTTTATATTTCGAGAACTACTTGAAGAGGGTGGATTCTCTTACTATATAAATCCCAATATGAATTATGTAGGTTTACACTTTGATGAAATAGAAACAGATCTACTTGTTAAACTTCAAAATCATACAATATTCAAATACGAACATGATGCAATAGATGAAGATGAAATGCGAATGGCACTTGGTCTTGATCCTATCACAGAAGAAGAACGCTTTAAGATGCGTACTTATAGAGTTAAGATACCTCAGTTAGTTGCAGAAGGCATGGCTAGAGCAGGTTATAGCGGAGATGATATAGAGCAATCCATACTTGCTATAGATGGTCAACCAATTACCGCACTTAAAACAGGCACACCTAGTACTAATAATAAAAACCAACCACAGAATCAGCACGGGGTGCGACTAGGTCCCAAGATAAAAAAGGAAATATATGAAAGTACAGACATTAATAATTTCGATAGAATTATAAGTGGTATAGAGAAGATAGTACAAGAGATGTCACACAATATACAGAATGCAATTACAATAGAGGCACCACTAACGGCGAAGTTATCAGCTCATATAAGTAAAACAAGAATACAGGCACATATAAGATACTTTGCCGATGAGGCTTTCAGGTTGGGAGCCAATAGAGAAATATCTACTACGGAAGCAATTAAGCTAAATACTTATATGCGTAAGGTT